TTCCCAGAGTTCACATCGAACAGGTGCGACACCATGCCGCCGAAGATGTTTGCTGACGCCGAGTTGGCTGGCAGAATTCCGACAATCGGTTGAGCCTCAGGGTTCGCCGTCGCCCACGAACCGTTGCCTTCAAAGTACTGGCCCGCATAGTTGCCGTTAGTCGTGTCGCCGTTGAAACGCATCCAGATGTTGTCCTGGGTAACAGCCGTAGCGGTTCTCCCGTATGTGATGACAACAAGATCCATGTACTGACTGAAATCGCCCACTTGTCCGTCGTCGGTGGATGTAAACGTGATGCTGGCCGTGTCCGAACCAAGCGTTGTCGTGGCGATACCGACCCATGCCTCACCATCAGTGAGAACACCGTCAACAATGTATGCGGGATCAGCCATTATGCGGCCACCTCGTATCGGATGATGACAATGCCCGCACCGCCAGCGCCACTAGCGGCGATATTGTTGTATTCGCTGCCGCCGCCAGAACCAGTGTTCGGTACGGCCCCCCCAGCAACTGTCTGGAATGCCCCCGCACCGCCGCCGCCAGAGCCACCCGCTCCTGAGGAGCCACCGCCACCGTCGGCACCACCGCCACCGCCACCGCCTGCGTAGGTCGGTGTGGTTGCCGTGATCCCGTATCCTGTGGCTCCCGCACCACCATCGCCTCCGTCCTTCACCGATCCATCCACACCAACAGCGCCTTTGCCGCCACCGCCACCACCAGAACCAGTGTCCCCAGCGCCTCCGTCGTTACCTTGACCAGCGGTTCCCGAACCACCTGCTGTGCTAATAGGGCCGCCGCCACCAGAACCACCCGTGACCCCAGCGTTGCCGTAAACCCCACCTGCGCCACCGCCCGCAGAAGTGGTACCCAATGCCACGCTGTCAACACCGTCGTTCCCAGCGGTTCCACCACTGGTGAGATCAGCCGCTCCTCCTGTGCCTACGGTGATCGTGTGAGTAGCCGTGCCGCTATCACCAGATGTGGTACTCGCTGCAAACACTGAATGTGCCGCCTCAGAACTGGACTGCATACCGCCCGCTCCACCCGCCCCACCAGAACGGGCACCACCACCGCCTCCTGCGATGATCAGCCAGTCCACATCAGCCTCACCAGCAGACACAACAAACTTGCCCGACCCACGAAACGTATGAACCCTGTATGTCGTACCAGAATCCTCATACTGCGTGATGATCCCACCAAACGCCGTCAAAGGACCAGCGCCGCCGAACAGTCCACCATTCGTCCAAGTGGACACAGCCGTCGAAGGCCACGCCTTCGGCGCGTCATGCCGCCCGCGCCAGTTGGATACGGCGGTAGACGGGTTGGTGCGGTCCTGGCGAAACATTTATCAGGCAGTAATACGGTTGACGTACCCGTTGATGACCACCACGTTTGCCGCAGCGGCGAACGCCTTGACTACCAGGCCGTTCTGTAACGGGATCCCTGGGCACACCAGCACCCAGCCTGCCTCAGCTCCAATCGTCACCTCGACGAGATCGTCAGGTGCCGTAGTGCCACCGAACTCCAAGGTCAGTTTCCTGTCCGACCCGTCAGTGTTGCAGGCGTACAGCCACACCTCGTCCATGTCGGAAGTGCCCGACACGGCGGTATGAATGGTTGTTCCTGCCGTTGCTGTAGCAACAACCTTGACGTTCTTGCCGTTGGTGCCGCCCGAAAGCAGTTGTTTTGAGTATGTTGCCATGTTCTTTCCTTAGTTGAATACAGAATGTCCGATGACGCCGTTGGCGTCATCTGCGGTAGTAAGCGTGCCGCTTGCGTTCGGCAACCAAATGGTCCGATCCGCCGTCGGGTCAGTTGCCTTCAGAAATGTTTCGTAAGCGTCAGCCGTGGCCCCTTCCCACACGACGTAATAGTTGTTTGGAACGAAGACGCCCTGGTTTGCGGTAACCAACTCGCTGACGCTTAGCGTCCCTGATACTGTTGTTGCGTTCCCCGACGCTGACAAGGTGGGAGTTCCCGTAGCCCAGGACACGATCTCGGCGAAGTTCGTGTTCACATCGGCAGCCACAATGGTGGTACCAGCGGAGAAAGTGTTCGATACGGCCAGATCAGCCATTTAACGCAATCTCCTTGAATTATATGTGAACGCCATTGCGTTCACCTCCCAATGGTGATCTGTAGACGGTCCATTTACCTTCAATGAAATGGCTTGTGCTGTCCCAATCGTGGGTAGGCGCACAACATCAGCAACCAATTCAACTGCGGCAGCGTCCCAAGCGGCATACGTGGGGGAGCTGGAATCAGAATTGTCCCATTCCGCTGTGTCCCACAGCGACGAAGAAACCTTGCCTGTCACATCCACGTCGAAAGAGCCTGTAGCACCCGACTTGTCGTAGTTTTTATATACCTGAACAGGCATTTTGATCGTGTTCTTCGCCAGGGTGATGAATCGTGGCTTGCCCCATCTTTTCTTCGTGATCGGGTCACCCCCATGTAACCATGGGGTGACGAAATGCGAATCAATGTGAACGGCCGTAGACCCCGTATAGGTGTCGGTGGTGCGGTTCTGTTCGTCTTGAACATCGACCACGCAGCCCGTGTTGTCAACGCATCCAGCGTACACGGCGGCTCTTTCGTTGGGTGACCTGTAAGCGTGCAGTGGGCCAGCGTCAATGTTGGTTGACACCCATGCGCCGCTCTCCCCGATAGTCGGGTCGTAGATCAGCGTGCGTCGTGTCGTGGAGCCGCCCTCTGTCCAGTCGAGGCTGACGTACAGTTTGTTGTCACCCCAGGCGAGTTGCGGGGGATTTGAGAATGTGATGCGCCCATCGTCTATGGCGGGCTGCAACTTTGAGAACAGGTACACGAACTGTTCGCCGTTGTACAGGTATACGCCTTCGTGGGCGGACCAGAAGAACACCCCGTTCGGGGTGACTGCGGGGGTGCTCAGCGGGACCATGCCAACCGATGCCGATTGGAGTTGCACCTGGAACGAATCGGAATCGTACCCGAAGATCGCATACGTCGAATTCGACTTGAATACAAGCAGACGGTCGCCGTATGGAGCCAAACCTGTTATGTAGTCGCCGTGTTCTCCCTTGTCTATGTCCACGTAATCGGCGTCTATGCTGGTTTCGCCCCACTGCTCGGGTTCGTTGGCGTTTGACCAACGGACCCTTGTCTTATGCGCCGTAGCCGACTCATACGTGTTGGCAGCCCACGCGAAGTTGTTCCAAAAGGCCACGTACTGGGCTTGAGGGAAGTTGCCTGTGGTCCCGTCGAAAGTAGTTCCGAGATCCACTGCTGACGATGTTGCCCCATCCCACTTGAATGAAGGTTTGTCGTATGACACACCGTAGGCGTTGTTGTTCATCGTCATGCCGTACACGCGGGACCCAGCGGTACGCGCCGTGATCCCTGTCAGGTCGGTGAAATTCCCAGATGCCGACGCTGCCACCTTGGTCCCATAGTTGACCATCAAGGCGTTGTTGCCCGCGTCGTCATGGTAGCCCCAGATGCCTTTCACGTCGGCTGAAAGCGCAGTTGAGTTTCTGCGGTACACGCCGTCACGCATACGTACACCGCCACGGGGGTCTACGACCACGTTCAACAGGTCGGGCGACTCGTTGGGCGCCAGGTTGAACTGGTCGGACCTGAAGTTCAAACCCCCAGAAAACGATTCAAGCGCAGTGAGTTTATAACTGCTAGTTCGGGCACCAGCGCCCCGTGCCATCCGTTACTCCCAGAAGTAACGGAGACGGTTCGGTAAAATTGCTTGCGACCGCCAACGTGAGGCTGAATGCCCGTTTAGGACCAAGGGCTGCGGGGCGGGGCAGTCGTCGTAGCGTGCCTTCAGATTGTCGAACTCTTGTTCAAACAAACCAAAGTACTGGACAGCCATGCCAGGGTCTTCTTGCTGCTCGTAGGCTCGAGCTATCCCGTAGGTCGCTATGAGAATGTGGAACGGGCTGGGAAGGTCGGATGGTTCTGTCCCGTCTGACGAACCCGCCCCGAAGGCGGTCGGGTTCTTGTAGCCGCGCACGTACACGGTTTTCCCCGATCCTGGCGTCGGGTACAGGCGAACAGAGTCCGCCCAGAAAGACCACCACCACGAATCACCCGAGGAGTTCGAGTCAAGCGGATAAACAACGTCGCCTTCGTCGCGCCCCACGAACGTGATTACATGATTGTCGGTGCGTAGTGCCGCTATTTCACGCAAACCCGTTGCGACCGATGCGCCAACGGTTGCCAACGTATAGTCTTTGGTGTCGGCAACGGTGGTGAACGTCGTCGCCACCTCGTAGAACGGCCAACGCTTCTCCGAATAAACGATCTTGTCGTACCCTTCGCCAAAGAAACGGTTCAGGGTGTCGTCCGTAATGTCGGACGAATCAATGTCCACCACCGACCGAACATACGACCTCATGGTCGAAATGTCCACGGCTACTCCCTATGGAAAACGCACAGATCCCCGTCCCCGACGGGACGCCCCTTGCAGGGCGCCCCGTCGCGGGTCAGAGAACTGCATCTGACCGATTCTGGAACAACGGGTTCGCTGCTTGTCGGATTGACCTGCTGGACGTTTCGGGAAGACCCCACGGTTTGGGGCCGTGGTGTCGAATCCCGAAAGTTGTCGCCAACGGGCTGCCCGTATGGGCGTGAGCCAACCTTGTAAGCGTGTGCGAATCCTCGTCCCATCAGGATCAGGTGGCTCCGTACAGGTAACCCTGTCGCGCACGGTTGCTGCATGTGAGCTGACCGTAGCAGAGCAACTGTGAGAACACAGCGTCCTGGTTGGTTGGACGCACGAACGGTGTCGGCTTGAACCAGACATCGCTGTGAGCAACCAGTTGCAGGTACTTGGTGTTCAGGAACATCATTTCGCCACTGGTGCAAGCCCCGTCGAATGTGACGGGTGCGCCCTTGAACAGCAGGTTCTGGAACCCGCCGTCGGCCACATCGGTATCCGTGTACCGAATCTGACCATCCAAGAGTGCCTCGTACTTCTCGTACAAAGCCTGCGTGGTGATGATGATGGTCGGCTGATCGTTGCCGACCGAAACGTCGTTGTACAGGGTCGCCATACCAGCAGCGGTAAGAGCACCACCCTGGTTTGTCTCAGTGGACGCCCAGAACGAGTTGCCCGCACCAGTCGGGTCGATCCCACCAAGGGAAGTGTTGGGCTTTGTAACAATCAGGTCCAGACCATTCCAGTCCTTGTTGCTGTTACCTGTGCCGTCCGCCCAGAACATGGTGTTCATGTTCTCGATGATCGTTTCCTGCGTCTGGAAAATCTTGCCTTCCAGCAGGTCGATGATCTGAGCTTCACCGTTGTTCTTGGCTTCTTCCATGCCATTGATGGTCACTGTCGCGGCGTACTGTCCCCAGTCGTACTCAGCAGCCGAAATGCCTGTCTGAGCCGTCACGGCAATAGTGTCCGTGCCGCTGTATGAACCAGCGGTCGAGTTGGTTCCGTAAATAATCGGAACGACGATCTTCGCACCACCACTGACCCGACGAATGGTTTGACCGTTCGTCAGCGCATAGAATAGCGGCCTTGCGCTGAAGATGTTATCTGTCAGCTTGGGGACGTAGTTCTTAAGTGTGGTAGTAAGAATCTCATCAAAAGAGCTGTTGCCAGCCATGATAAAACCCCCTTCAAAGGTTTAGGTGCCTAATTCTTGTTTGGCGAGGGCAAATGCTTCACGCAGTGAAGAAACCTTCTTGGGGTTGTCATCCACAACAGTGCCCTGCTGAACGGTTTTACCGCCCTCAACAGGGGCACCTCCACGTTTCGCCTCAAGGGCATCCTGGTCACGTTGGAGTTTCCCAGCGTAACCAGCCAACCCATTGAAATTCATGTGTGTGTATGCGGCCTCAAGATTGGAGATCTTATTGTCCAGGGCATGTTGAAACAGTGCCTGTTCATCAAAATCTCCATAATGGCTCTTCAAGCGGTAAACTTCTCTGTCCAACGCCTGTTTTCTTTGCGTCTGCGCCTGACGGGCAACTTGGGCTTCGAGGTTGGCGACACGTTGAGTGGTTGGATCCTCGTCTTCCCAAGACTGATGTTCGTCTTGGTGGACCAGGTTGTTCTCTACACCCAAAGCGTTCCCCAACGCGGTCAAAGTACCGTGCGGGTCGGACTCTAAAGCCGACACGATGGTTTCTGCCTGTTGTAAACGCTGACGTTCGGCTGCCAACTCCTGCGTCTTACGGGTGTAATCCGCTTGTCGCTGATAGCCGTCTTGCAGTTCCTCAAGACTGACCTGATGCTCGTCACCATCAACTTTGACGGTGTAGCCACTGGTTTCTGTCGGTTCTGTTGCTGAAAGTTCCAGGTTGTCCGTTGATTCGGATTCTGTTGCTTCCATGTTTTCTTCGGGCACTTCTGCCTCCTGGGAGTCCTAATGGTTGCTCCTAATAGTCACAGCGGGACTGTCCCACCGTGGGTCAAAGCGCAGGTAATTCCAAACCCATCTGGTTTTGAAGCTGCGCCAACAATTCGGGCGGGACCCCGCCAGTGGGTGCAAACGCCCCCATGTCTGGTCCCTGCGGTATAGGCGTGTTACCCGCGTCGGGCATCGGCGGTGGCTGCTCGGGAGGCGGAGGCGTTTCACCAGCGACTGCCTGCTGCTCTGGGGTTTGCGGCTGCTGTATCAAAAACTTCATCGGATCCTTCACGTCGAATCCCTCTTCAAGAACGTGCATCGCCAACGCCGTCGGATCAATCACCGTTCCGATCAGAGGTGCAATGGCGTTCATCAAAGACACTGCCTGCTGTTTGCGAATCGTGTCGTTGATCGGCTGCGTCGAACCGCCCTCGACGGTGAAGTCGTACTCCCCTAAGATTTCTTCCCTCGTGTAGGGGACATACATTGATTCGCCGCCCTTCAGGGAAACGCGGGCCATTGCCTCACCCGTCATGTACTGCTGAATGAGTTGCAGCACGCGGCGTCCAATATGTGAAATGGCGATCTCGATCAAAGCCAACTTGTCGGCAGCTCTGGCGTTCTGGGCGTCAGCGATAATACTCGCCTCAGTCGCGGTACGCCTAATCTCAGGCATAGCGCCCCTGGCGTACTCCGAAATGCCCGACACCGTGTTGATGTCATCCTCAATAATGTTCGAGTACGCGTAAATGTCGCCCGAAATCGGTATCTGCGGCATCGGAACCACAACCTCAGACAAAGGCTTGTTTTCGTCCACCACAGGCACCAGGCGACCATCGTCGTCTGATTCCAAAGCCTCGCGGCCCTCAGGGCCGAACGAACGCTCATGGTACAGATACTTGCGGGCGTAACGCTTCCTGTCGTTCATCAACTGCGAACGTGTCTTGTCTAGTTCCAGTTGCAGCGACTCGATTGGTTCCAAATCCCCAATCGGGTAGAACACGTCGGGGACATCGTAGTTGCGGAGCATCACAAACGGCTGCCCGAACGCATACGGCATCACCGTAGGCGGCACCAAGAAACCGTCGTCCTGGTCGGCAAACACCGCCATCGTGTTCGACGGCACGTCGTAATACTCCCAGATGACCACACGGTCATCCTCCACATACCGCTCCAACTTGTCTTCGTAATAGCCGTCCGAATACATCGGGTTCACGCCAGCATTCGCACTCAGACTCTTACGCACAGAAGGCGAATAACGCTTGTCGTCCTGCGCTTCCTTCAAGGGACGCACGATGCGTTGAGCAATCCACGCCGCATCCTCAATACACGTCGCCTCGGGATCCACGAACATGTCGAACGGCGAAACCCGCTCCACGAACGGCTGATCCTCCACAATCGTCATCTGCGTCATCGGCAGATTCGCCTCGATCTCCTCATCGGTCGGCAAATCCGAAGCCATCAAAGGCTCCTCAAAGGCGAACATGTTGGCCTCGGAAACAGCCTGCTCGAAGATCTCTTCCCGTTCCCCCTCACCTAAAGAACGCTCCTGCTCGACAAACCGCCAACCAACCTTCAACCAGCCGTGCCCAAGAATCAGAAAATCTTTGACAGACCGACGGAACGGCTTGCGGAAATCGTGATGCCGCCACAAATGGTTCACCACGGCCTCAACAAACGAAGCGTTCGGCTCATCGCCAGGATGATTCGCCCTGACAACGATCTTCGGATGGTTCACCGCCACCGAAGGCGCAATCACATTCACCGTAGAAAACGACAAATTGACAGCGATCAAATCGCGTTCCGCTGTCGTAGTACGAGGCCAATGCTTACCCCTATACATGTCGATTAGGCGACGCCACGTCCTGTCATGGCCCTCCTCGTCGCGCCAACGGCGCGACAGGTCCAGCCGATGCTGATAATCGCTTAAAAGTTCGCTACGAGTCTTACGAGGCATCAGAACATCGCCCTATCAGGCAACCTTTCAATATTGCGGCCCTGAGACTTCGCCTCCTGATACCGCTTGTCCCCCAACTCGCGGCGAGACAAATGCTGCTCGTCGGCAGGCAACTGGGAACGGTAACCCGACTTCGTGTCAACACGCAAAGTCAGGAGCTTCTGACGCCACAACCAAAGGTCTGCGAGTTCATCCGAACCCACAGGCCCCCGAACAGATTCCGTATACGAAACGAAATCATCAAATGTGGCATCAGGTGGCAGAACCCCCACCGCTACGGCTGCTTAGAAGCAGGCTCAACCTTGCCCGTCTCGCCATGCTGGTTGAACGGAGTGTCACGCACCGAAATTTCGCCGTAACCGCCCGTCTGGTTGTTCACCTTGGGTGAATCAAACCGCTGCTTGGGTGAACTGGGGCCACCAGGTTCCCAAATAGGGTTCGCTGACACAGAGCCACCACGCTCCATCTTGTTATTCTGGCCCTTCGGGCCGTCAACGGTTGTGGTACCGCTAGTGAACGAAACGAACTTCTTCGCCATAAAAATACTCCTGGGTGAAATGAATAGACATGTCTACAAACAGCGGTCAGGGTGTCCCACGGACGCTGTTCGCACCAATCCTGTATAAGGAGGAATCAGCGTCATCGGCAACGGCAAGCCTGCGAAACCACTCAACTGTCCAATAATCATCAGGCTGATCCACATACTCGGGGGCGTGAGCGTACTTCCTCATCTGGTTCGCCAACGCCAAAGCCATCACCCTGTCGTCATAGGGCGACCCCGACATGCTGCCACGCTCATTGCGGGTAAAGGTCCGCAACTCCCCGACCGTATGACGGTCATACAGACGCAACTCGTCGTTACGCAACGCCATCCCCAAATCGTCAATCATCAAAGGCTTCGACGTGCGTGTCGTCCGCCAACCAAACTCCATCGACACCTTGGAAGTCACCTGGTTCAACGACCGCTTACGAAACATGCGAGGATACCCCAACTGGCGCAACATCGTAATCGTCGTCAAACCATGATTGTTCGACTCCACACAGCACAACGCATCCCGATACCACAAACCAAC